CTATCTATGACATAGTTGACAGTTCTTGTTAAGTCTGCTGCGGCAGCAAGAGCAATCATGACTATATCGTCATTTGGTTGTGGTGGAGTTGTGAAAACAACCTTATCACCAGAAATATTATAATCATTCGATGGATCTAGGAAAAGACCATTTTTAGTAACAATAAGTTGTTGATTATTGTTAGGACTATATGGAGCTCCTTGATCGTTTAAGTTAAATGTAGTCTCAGTACCATCTTGTGCTGGACTCTTACCAATAATGATATTACCATATTGGATCGACTTTGAGGGAATCTCATAGTCTACACCGACATTGTAACTGCCTGGGTCATTAAGGGTGACTAAGTAATCTGCCATTATCGAGTTACGCCTGGTATTACAAGAAGGTTTCCTTGTATTGGTCTAGTCTTATACGCATTAGGTGACGTTAAAACTAAATCATACACATATCTCCCTCCTTCTATAACAGCAGTCATGGTACTGGCCATAGCTACTTTTATCTGTCCATTTACTCTATTTGGGAAAGAAATCACAAATTCAGTGGACTTAGATGCCTCAGGATGCTTTCTTAGTTGTGCAGATCCAGTGTAACCTGTCAAATTCAAAGCAGACTGATTCTCGTTTCTAATCGTGAATGTTGCTTCAAAATCTACACCTTGATCTAATACTAAGTTGATATTCCTTGCAGTCATCTGTCAAAAGGGAGGTTTTAGTTATTTATCTAATTTACTTAAAATTAGTTTCATCATATCTTTGAGCTCATCAACATCATTCTTTAGTTTATCCATTTCACCTACCTCTTTCAACTTGTTTTCTTTCATTTTAAGGTAGTTATCATAAGCAGTATCATTACAATTCAATATTGCACCACTCTCCTGATCTCGATAAAGAGAGGGACTGTCTTTCACTTTTACTTTTTTCATTAGATAGATGCGATAGCTCTTAGGTCACGAATCTTAGGAACGTAAGCAAAGTTAGTTCCCGACATTACAATCTTAATCTGGAATCCATTGAACTGTGGAAGATTCTTCACGTTAAACTCATATTCTTTATAATCATCTTCTGTCTGTGATGAAAGGATTCTCCTATCAGGTTTACCATTATTCTTGGCAGGGTCTATAACATTACCCTGAGAATCTAGGTTTTCAAAGCCTGGGAATAGTTCAAATAACTGATACTGTGGTGGTGCATCAATTCTGAATATTCTATACAGAACTCTAATATCATTAGTAGCGTGTTTATAGGCATCAAACATAACTTTTAATCCATCAGCAGCCTTCTCGATTTGAATAATCTTAGATAAGTAAACAGCTGCACTAGGATCTAGGTCAAGAGAGTTGACTCTACTATCTGTAGCATAATCATCAATCTTAGAGTTCAATCTATCCATGACAGTAATCATGTTGACTCTATCCAAGTCAATCATAGGACTAACTTTAGGATCATCTGTAGTTAGAGATGTCTGTAGTGTAAATGATTTTCTGCCTGGGAAGTCACTAAGTTTTGAAAGTTCGTTGACTTTGGAAGCAACAACTCTAGGAGTAGACAAGTAATTATTACTCTGTAAGGATACAGACTCATATCCCTGATCCACAAATGCTTGTAAACTTCCATCTGGACTGTTACCACTAAATGTTCTGACCTTAGCAGCGATATCAGTTCCTTCTGGTAAGAGAGTCGCAACATTAGGTCTAACAATATTGAACGCAATGTTCTGAGTTGCCATAGGTCCGTAAGCGTTACCTACTTGTACATACTGTGAATCGTAACTACCACCAGACTTATTCTCGTTAAAGAACAGTTCTGGGAATCCATTTGCATTTCCAGTTGTTCTATCTACACCTCTAGTGGAAAGACCAACCTTAATCCAGTAATGGTCAACATCAATAGGATACTTAACATCATCTGTAGGAATGAAACTATGAGAAGCATTAATTCTTCTTAGAGAAACTCCATTTAATTCATACTTGTAAATCTTATCATTTACAGAATAATCACCAGCCTTAGTATCATCAATTGATCTTGTTATATTGTTTAGAGTAGATGTTGTAGTTGTAACACCAGTGTACTTGATAATCTCATTTCCGATCTTTACATAGCCTGGGTTAAGACTATTGACCTCTACGTTCTCGAATGAAGTAAAGATTCCAATCGCAGTTACAGTCATGTCGTCTGTACTTGCAGAATCAACACTAGATGTCAACTTCTCAGGTTTAACATCTGCTTCAATACCACTCAATACTACAGTATCTTCAGCAGAGTACATACCATGATTCTGGTGTCTTACTCTGAAATGCAATCCATCAGATACATTGTTGAGATATGTGATAGGAGCTCCGTTTACGACACTTGTACCGCCACCACCGACATATACGATAGAAGATGCAGAGTCAACTTTAGGAACACCTTGAATATTATTAAGAACTAAAGTATTGAAAGCACTAATAACACCAACGTTGTTTGGAATTGACAATCTTAAATCTTTTCCAAATCCACCAGTGTTTGTTGCAGACACAGTAAGTACATCACCAGTAGAGTAGCCCGTTCCACCTATTGCCACAGTTGCAGCAACAGCAACTCTATTTGATACAGTCAAATTGACTGTTGCACCATTTCCTTGTCCATACTCTGATATAAGAGGAACATCCGAGTAAACAACACTTGTTGCAGCAAATCCACTACCAGCATTAGTGATTGTTAGATCACTACCAATACCGATTGCACCAAGAGTTGTATTTAAGTTAGCTCTAAAGTTTGGATTATTTTGTTGATATATTGTAGTTCCTTCTGTCAGTCCAGCTTGTTCTGCTGCAGTCAAACTCTTACCTAAACCAACTACTGCGTTGTAGGCAAGCATATCAATAGGGTTCTGGGTAAGAGAAACAATTTGTCTGTTTCCAATATCCAAATCTGGGTTGTAGAAATTAACTCTACCAGAAGTTGAAGTAAAGTTTGCTCTGTATAGATTAAACTTAAGGTCTTCTAACTGACTAGGATCCCATGTAGCACCGTTTTGTGATTTGAACAATGAACCAAGTAAAGGTTGTTGAGATACGATTATCTTCTCAGAATCAGCTTTATTAATTGTTGTTATATCTTCTTCACCCATCCTAGAGATATAAACAAAGTATTCATTAGATGCAGAAAGAAGAACCAAACAATACTCTCCACCACCTTCACAATAAACAGGTGCAGGGAAAGTGAATGTCGTTGCCTTAGATCCATCATCAGATAGAACAACTTGTTCTGGGTCAAGAATACACTCACCAAATGGCAAGATTTCTTGAGTAGGTAAACCAGTTTGAAGTGTTCTTACTTGTAAGGTAACAGGTAATTCATTTGTATCCTTAGCTTGGAAGTAAACATCACATTTAGTAAGGAATACGCCATTAATATCTGGTATTTCAAATGATTGTGCAAGAGGGTCAACCCATCTAGTTTGAGTTGTGGATCTATTCTTGAACGTATTGTCAATAACAATTCTCTTACTTGTATCGCTAAGAGTTCTATCCTGAGATTTTGGAATTCTTTGTACATCCGCATTTCTCATTCTCAATGTAGATGCTTCCACAGTCTGTAATGTACCAGATGATGTGAAAGTTGCCTCACCAGAACTATCTGTGAATCCAGATATCGTAGCATTGGTAGGACTAGATGATAATGTAAATGTCTTAGTACCAGTGTTGAATGTAGGTGCAGAAGGAATTGTAGGATCAGGTAAGAATAATGATCCAATAAGTGTTCCTGACTTATCTGTGATTAATCTAATTGCAGATACAGTTGCAATGGCACCACTAGATTGTCCTATCAACTTCATACCATTAGAGATATATCCATAGAAACCAGAAGCAGCCTGAAGTTCTAAGGATGCAGTATCAACGTTCAGTATTGTTGTAGTTGATGAATATGTAGATGATATAGTAGATGCAGGGTCATATGGATTCTGTTTATAAACCTGACTAGGATTATTATATGGCCCATATTTGTGGTTCTGATTCGCCAATCTAAATCTGATAGCATCAGTATTACTGTTTGGACGACTTCCTTCAACAACTTCACCAGCACCAAATGTACCACTTACCATTGTAATTTCTACAAGTTTAGGTACAACATACTTCGACATATCAATACTATCGAAGAATGGATATAGTCTTGTATTTGGCTTAAGTCTTCTAGTAACAAACTCAATATTTCTTGATCGCATTGTAGCGATAACTTCTGTATTTACAACTTTGTCACCTAGACTTGTAGTATCAAATCTCTCACCAACACGGAATTGAATACCTTCTCTTGTTTGGTTTGTAGTAGTTGTAGTTGTCTTCTCTTTGAAAGTAGTGGTTGTATCAAGGAAGTTAGTTGTTGTAGTGATTGGAATACCTCTACCACAAACATACTTACCTCTCTTAGTAGATTTGCCAGTTACTTTAGTTTTCTTTTCCTTGAATAGGGTAGGTCCTAGAGAGGAGCTCTTTCCTGTCCAAGTTGTTTCCCATGAACCCCAATCTACAGGTGAAAGACCAGTGTTACTGTCAGCACCAGTGATTCCCATAGTAGAATTGAAACTACCTTCAATATCATATGTTGCAGTAGTTCTTCTAGTTTCAATCCATGTGTCAGTGCCTGGATTTAGTTCAACTTGACCAATCCAGTTTACAACAGCAAATGGGTTTACATTCTCAATACGAGTTGCAAAGTTGTTTTCTAAGTAAATCGTATCATCATAATTTAAACATACAACGTCACCAATTCTCTTGACGTTTGCATCACCAAGATCTTCAACAAATCTATAATCAGCAGTAGGATTTGAAGATGTAGCTGCGCCCACAATCGCTTCTGAACCTAGTAAAAGGTCAATAGATGTTGTGTAGTGTTGTGGTCTTAATCTACCCTCTGTTGGGTCAATAGATGCCTTATACTGACGATTAGTTACATCACCACCAGCTACAGATTTGAAGTTATCAACAAAGAATCCAGACTTGAATCTGTCAAGATTAGTTTGTGGATCACGAAGAGACAT